ACCGTTTCCGATCAGGGCTGTAAAATTCTTTTGTGCGTTTGCTATGCGCTAAAACCGCAATATAGTACATATAATACACTTTTAGTGTGCACTGTCAAGCGGTTTATGAAGTGCGGTAATTAGTGATGACGTGTCGCAAATATACCCATCGCAATCTTGGTTTAAATTGAGTTCGTATGCTGCCAATAACAACGCCACCGCAAAGATAATTCTGAACATAATTTATCCTTTTTCGTGAATTTGAGGTGTAAAAATCCGCCACACGATTTTTCAAAAGTGCGGTCGGATTTTGTGATGTTTTATTGGGCGATGAGATTTTTCGCTCTTTCCCAGTTCATTCGATTAGACGCTTTAAATGGCTGAATTAAGCGTTGAATTGTTGGGAGCGTGTTTTTGTATTGTCGGCGATATTCTTGATGATGGCTTATCACCATTCCAGTGAAATAAGAGCCGATAGTTTCTAACGGTTTGATCATATCGCCAAGTAGGGTATTCATTTGTTTGTGTCCACACCAAAGCCAAACGAGTTGTTCAAGTTCATACTCAGTAAATTCAAACGTGAATTTCTTTTCAGGCTCAGGCAAGGCTAACTGTTGCGGTTGGTTGCGCTGCATAGCCAAGAATGCACGCAATACGATCAAGTGGAATTTTGGGCTAATCCACATTGCGTAGGAAAGCACTAATTCTTCGCAAACCCATGTTCCTTGAAGTTCTGGATTGCGACCTCCTTTAACTACTTTGATAGCGATGTGAGAATTTTCACATCGCTCAATTTCATTGACTAAATCTTGTGTTTGTTGATTTTTTACAAAGTAAGTTGGTCGATGTTTTGGATCGTTACCACTGGCAATGTGAAGATCATTTAATGAGTAAAGATTGTCAGATTGACGAATTGAAGTTTTAAGAATAGTTAAGTTAGACATAGAATGTCTCCTTTGGATTTTTTTTGAGATTGAGATTTTGCCCAAATTAGGGCGCCGAGTGGCTCAAAAACCTTCCAAAGTAGGCTGGACATATTCCCCTTTCGGGTATTGTATTAGTCGCCCACTCGGCATAGATAAAATGTGGTTATGCGCAATGAATGTTTAATGGCAATAAACAAACAAGGGTACTGAATTTTACGCATAAAAAAACCGCTATGCTGTCGGGTGCGGAATTGCCGCTTTGGATTAAGGTTTTGAGACCTTGAGCAGATAACTATCTGCTTGATAAAAATCATAATAAAAAAGCCCCTTGGGTGTCAAGGGGCTTATTTTCTAAATTCAACCTAACATTTGTATGGTAGCATCGATTTTATCTGAATCCAATAAACACTCCTTCCCATCATAAACTAATTTGTAAACAATCCCAGGCGATTCTTTTGTCTGAATAGTATAGATTTCTGCTCCTATCTCTTTCATCAACTTATCAATTTTTAAGTAATCTGAATGAATACCCGCCATTGAAGAATTTACGTCATAACTAAGTTCCTCATGCTTTCTTAGCTCAAAACCCAATGCTACGAAGTGATATGCTAATTCTAAAACATCATCATTTAATGGTTTTTTCATTATTTTATTTCCTTTCTTGTTTAAGAATGTATAGCACATTAAACACTTCCATCAAAAAGTCAACTTTAAAAAATACAAATGAATACTATAATAATTGCTGCACTTGCTAGCATTTTCCCTGCAATGCCTGCATCTTTTTCACTCATTTTTCCACCTACCTTAACTTGATGTTTTGGTGTATACTTAATCAAAATTGCTCCTTAGTTGGTTAAACTTGGAATAAGGGGTAAATAAAACCCCCGAACATTGCGAGTGTTCGGGGGTTTGTTTTTTATCTAAAAACTACACCACTTCTTCAAAGGTGTAGCTGATTTCCGTGTGTCTTTTAGTGACGGTTTTTGACCATTTCGGGCAAACGACTTTGATTAAATCGCCATTTTCGTATTCACGAAAGAAAAATGCCGTGACGCCACCATGCGACGTTAAAAAGCGGTCAAAATCGACCGCACTTTTCAGGCAATAAATAAACATTGCTTACCTTCTGTTGATAATAGCAATAAAAGTGATGTTTTTACCGTTTTCAATCGATTGAAATATTCACGCCGTGAAATATGTAAATATCGCCAAATTTCTTGTTTTTCCCATCTCTTGATATAAGTCAGAACGAATACATCATAAAGTTCTGGTGTGACTTTTCTAATTACACCAAGGTAGCCATCAATTTCCATACCTAATTCATCGCTTATAGGACGCATACGATATTTTTCAGCATAACGAGCATCACATTTCATTTCTGCAAACCCTGCGGCTACACGTGGAAATTCAGTCTCATAACGAGGTGTAGCCCAATAACCAAATTCAACTGAAATCACATCAATATTCACGTAAGCTCCTTAATTTTTGCCTTGTAATACTTAATAATCGCCTTGCAATCTTCAATGGTGTATTTCTTTGGCTCGTGGTCTTGACGTTCTAGCCAAGCTACCTTATCTGCACCGATTCGTTTTACAAGATTTATGCGGTACTCAATAATATTGCCGCTCTTGTGGTCATTACAGGGTGCGCATTGTTTATGTACGTTGAGCTCACAAAATCTTAATTCAGGGCATGCTCCGACACTCCGATAATGCCCTGCGTGGTATTGCCCTTGATGATACCGACCACAACTGATACAGGGTTCATTTTTATCTCGTAAACGGATAAATTTATTAAATACCGCTTGCGCCTCTTTCAGCCATTCTGAACGACTTTTTAATTTAGCTTTACGTTCCCTTTGTTTTTTCTTTTCTGCTCGTTCTTGTGCTTTTTGCGCATTATCTCGAGCTAATTTAATCGCACATTCAGGTGAGCAAACCTTTTGTGTCGAGCTAAAGGTTTTTACAAACAGTTGTCCGCAAACTTTGCATTTATACTCTTTCGCCATTAGCCAAACACCATCTGAAAAATTAACCAAACTGCCACTATCCAAAGTACGATTTTTAACTCTAGAATCTCGTCATCGTTTAAGCGTTTCATTTAAAATCCCCATCTATCGTGAAATCTCACGCCATTTTGCACGCCCCAACAGGTAATGTACTCTATTAGGCTTGCTAGTCGTTTTACGCTCATTTGAGCGGTACTTTCTCGTAGATTGATAACTTCCCCCTCAAGCCCGATTACCATTTCAGCCTGACCACCTGTTGCGATTTTGTGAGCCGATACCATAATCATTTTCCACGTGTCAATGTCTCGCTTTTTACCGTTAAATTCGCACTGTTTGCTAATATCGCTTAGTAGTGCGTGAAGTTTTGAGTTCTGCTCAAGTGAGCGTGTTATCGGCTGGATTTTGACTACCAGCGGCTTTTTATCGTCTGTTGGCAGCTCTTTGATTAAATCCAAGCAATTATTTTTAATGCGTTGATCGCGTAAAAAGAAAGGTTTGTATTGGCTCATAACATCATTCGCCCCAGCCAAATAAAAATAGATTTGATTTTTTCTCTTCCTGAATCAATGCACAGACTTCATCGCAGAATTTTTCAAATTCTTCACGTGGCCAGCCTTCTAAATCAAATACCATACCGCTAAATTGAATTTGAGCGCGAATTTGCTCTTTTAATTGAGCTTGCGACATCAACTCTAATTTCATTGGATCTACTTTTTCTTTTGGCAGCTCTGGCGGTGAAACCGTGTCCCATTTATCAGAATCAATTAACCATTCATCAGCGTTAATTATTTTATTCGTGGCACAGTCGTATAATTCACGGTATGTCTTGTTATTCGACTTAGTTTTATCAACCACCAAGAAAAGCACCGAAATAGGCGTATCTTCAAAGGCGTTTTGAATCAAATTCAACTCGACCAGTTGATTCCCAATAACTTCACGGAGTGTTAATTCCGTGTTTCGATAGGCAATACCTGGAAACATAATGAAAAACCCAAAACGATGAGCATTGGCTAATCCTTTCAGCATAAAAACATCATCAAGTACACCTGATTTTTTCCACGGAAAATCCGCTTGAATAGCCGCTTTTTCTTCTTCGGCAAGTTCTTTAAATTTAAGTGAGAATGGCGGATTCATTACAACACAATCACTTTTTGGCTCACTTTGATACAAGAAAAAACTCGTATTATGAATCTCAGCATCTGGATAATTATTGGCTAATGCCGCGCATGATTCCGCTTGAATTTCTACTGCAATAAACTTACTTGGTTGAATAAATTGCTCAAGCTGTCCGCTGCCTGCTGCACCATCAAAAACACTTGGATTTTTACCTAAGTACTTCTCGACTTTCTCAGCCAAATATCGGCGAAGAGATTCGCCCGTAATATATTCAGCAAACTTATTCGCTTTCTTGCGATTGTTATGCTCTTCAAAACTCATTTGCTATACCCACCAATCTTTTTAATAAAATCAAGGCTAATTGAACGTGTGACAAAATCTTCCATTGTTGGATCAAAGACTACGACCATTTGTCCTTTGCTATTCCCCTTGATTTCCTTTCCTGTTACAGGGTTGATAAATG